TATGTGTGTAGAAAGGTTGGTAAAGACTATGAAAAAAATATTTTTGATGTTATTATTGATATTTTGTGTAATTTCCTGTGAATTAAAAAAGGCTCAGGAAGCATACGATAGAAAAGAATATTTGGAAAGTATGAAAATTGTTTTAAAATATTTTGAAAAAAAAGTAAATAATCTATTGACGAACATGCGGTAATTTGTTATAATATGTGTGTAAGTTGATAACGACTTACGTTTTAAAAGGGATTTCCTACCTTTCGACTAGAAAGGGGGTAAAAATGATTGAATTATTAAACGATATTATTTTAATTTTAATTATTATTGAAAAGATTTTAATTATAATTGAGAAAATAAAAAAGCCTAGTGCCACTAACACTAGACAGAAATAAATTAATCATTTTATATAAGCGAGCGTGTTCCCGCACGCTCCACCTTTTAAAATATTATATCATAAAAGAAAGAAAAAAGAAAGGGGTATTTAAAATGACTGAAAAAGAAATAAAAAAATCAAAAGAAATAAGAAATACAAAAGACAGAGAGCGTTACGCTGCCGACGAAAAAACTAGATTGCAAAAACAATACGTAAATCAACGAAGTACAGCAAGAAATTTCTTACTTAAAAAAATAAAAGAAGAAGATAAAGAAGAATTTAGAAATATTTTAAAAAAACTTTAAAAAAACTATTGACAAATAAACGCACGTGCGATATAATAAAAGTACAAGGTAAGATAAAGAAATAAAAAAAGTGATAGAGTTAACAACCGCCAAGTTAACCAACTCTATCACAAGCAAGAATTAAATTAAATAAAGATAGAATAAGTCTACCCTTTTTAAATAATTCGTATTTCTATTTTACCACAAAAAAATAAAAAGTAAAGAGGTAAAAAAGATGGAAAAATTAACTAAAAAAGAAATTAAAGAGTGTAAAAAAGATATAGCCTTATATGGTGCGGAGTATAAAGGTTGGTGGCACGGTATTCTTGAGGTAATTGCTAATATTGATATTGACTTGATGTTAGATATTATCGAAGAAATGCAAGAGTACGGTTTTAAAAGAAGTAAAGATAATTTCAGTTTCGATAATGCTTTAATAACTGAATTTAGCAAAAGAATTGGTTATCAAGATTTTAAGAAAATGCTACCATACTTCTTAGGTTATTATGGTGTTAAATACGAAAATGGGAATTGTGTTCAGTATTAGAAAAGGGGGAAAAGAAAATGTTAAATCATGAATATAATTTATATAAAGAAATTGAAAAGGCACAAAAAAGTAATTTTGAGTATGGGAACAAAATTTTTGAATTGTTTAACGGAAACGATTTTAATAACTCAAGAAAAAATACAGAAAAAGTTGAAAGAAATGGAATTGTACCAAACACACCATTTTCAGTAAATAAAGAAAAAAATATTGTTTGTGTTGTGTATCCTAGAAAACACGGCATTTCAAAAGTGTTCTTTTGGGGTAAAAGATATATTTCAGAAGAAACAGCAAGAAGAAGATGTGAATATTAATTTTAAAGGTTGGACATTAAATCCAACCTTTTTTTATTTTGTTTAAAATTAATTTGTGGATTTTAAATCCATAAATAAAGTGTTGTGTAAAGTTTTTAATTGAAATTTCAAAGTCTGGAAAAACTGGACAAATTGGACGGTATTATTATAGTATGAGGAATTTTTAAAAATAAAGTCTAATCAGATTTTTTTGTGATTAAAAAAAGGGGGGATAGACATTTTAAAAACCTGCGGATACTGTCACAAAATCCACGATAACAAGATTAAATGTGGAGCAAAAAAGAAATACTATAGGGAAAAAAATAGTAGGTATAACAAAAGTCAAGAATATCAAGATATTATTAAATCGAACAGATGGAAAAAGTTAAGTGCATTTATTAAGTCTTTAGATAATCATGAGTGTTTAATATGCAAAGATTGTGGTTTGACTAGTCCAAAAGTGTTAGAAGTTCATCACATTGAAAAAGTAATGAAAGAAATAGAAAAATCATTTGAAATTGATAATTTAATATCATTATGTATTTTTCATCACAAACAAGCAGAACAAGGATTAATTAGCAAACAAGAGTTACTTGAGTTGATTGATAAGTATAGAAATAAAGATACTAATAACGATATACTAACGCTTTGACCTTTTCGCATATCCATAGCTTGCAAGGTCAAGGGGTCTTGACTATTTTTTTATATTTCAAAACAAAATTAAAACAAATAATAATTAAATTAAATATGTTAAATGTTATTTAATACTATCAATATTAATAAGTTATACATTATGTTAACTAACATATGCACTTGCTACGCATACATATATGTATTAAATATATATTAAATTAAAATGTTTTAAATTAAATAATATAATTAAACAATTTGATATTGAATGAAAAGCAATGAACTCAAAAGAGGATTAACCTTTTAAAGTTTATTAGCTTTTTTATTTTGCTTTTGAATACAAAAGAAAAAGTTTACCCTTTTTTAAAATAGCATGCCCCCCCTATAAAATATAAGGATTTTTAGGTATTTACCACGACCAACCTGCCCCCCTCTATTCTCAATTTTTTTCCGCTGCTAATGATTATTGGAAAAAAAGGTATAAAAAAAAGGGCTATCCTTTGAAATTTTGGATAGCCTTTTAGAAAAGACAAAACTGTTTATATCAATGATTATAGCATATCAGAAAATAAAAATCAAGAGGAGGAATTACTTTGAAAAAAAAAGAAAAAAAAGGTCAAAAAAAACCGAAAAAAACGGAGGAAAATAAAGAAAAAGTATCGGAAAAGGAGAAAAAATCAAGTAAATTATTCAAATTTTCTTCTGAATACAAGAAAAATAGAGAAAAACTCTTTGAAATGGTACAAGGTCTATCTATAGGAGATAGAATGTTGTTTGATGAATTATTCGATGTATTTGAAACTCATGTAGGTATATGTAAGCAACTAAAAGAAGAGATGAAAAATGACGGAGTGATAATCGAAAAAGAATATGTGAAAGGTAGACCGACTATTGTAGCTCATCCTGCTATAACAAACTATAATGCTTCAAGTAAAGCGTTGAACTCTACCGCTTCTCAACTATCAAAACTGTTTGACAAGTTAGGAGCAGGAAGTGGAAAAGAGTTTAATAACTTAAAAACATTGTTGCGTGGAGAAGTCGATAATTAATGCTTTATGAGAAATCTCTACAGTATGCTAAAGATGTTGTAAGCGGGAAAGAAATAACCACTCCGGAGGTAGTTTGGGAGTGTAAAAGGTTTTTAAATCTATTAAAAGAGCAAAAAAAGAAAAGTTGTTTGTATTACTACGATGAAGAAAAGATAAAAACTATAGATGAAATATTAAAATTAATGAATATGGCTTCCGGGATAGGAGTAACAGGTAAACCTATATATGATAGTCTAGCACCTTTTCAATGCTTTTTCCTAAGTAATGTCTTTGGTTGGAGATTTAAAGCTAACAGAAATAAGTTTAAATATCGTGAAATAACGTTGTTTATACCGAGAAAGAACGCTAAAACGTTTATATGTGCATTATCTTTAATATTACTTATGTTGACTGAACAAGATTATTCAGAGTTCTATTCTATATGTTTGGAGCGTGAGTCAGCTGCTTTAGTTAAACAAGCGATGACTCAAATAATTCAGTCTAGTCCACAATTAAAACCTTATTTCAAGTTAAGTAATACTCTAATAGGTAGGATAACTTGTTTGCTTAACAGCAATACATATCAAGCTCGTACTGCTCAAGCAAATAATAATAATGGTATCAAACCTTGTGCGTTTATTGCCGATGAAATAGGAGCTTTCACAGATAAGGGTAATATAAAAGCTATGGAGTCAGGACAATTAAACGTTGTTAACCCTCTAATGTTCAAAATAACAACCGCTTATCCGGAAGATAAGAGTATCATGTTAGAGGAGTTAGAACATCTTAAAAAGATATATTCAGAAACGGAAGTCGATGATAGATTGTTCGCACTATTATATTATGCTGATGAGGAAAATCTATGGACGGATAAAGGTTTATACATGGCAAACCCTCTAAGGATAGAAGAAAACTACGAGAGTATCAGACGTATGAGAAATAAAGCCTTGTCTTTAGATAGTGAAAGAGCAGAGTATTTAACTAAACACATGAATTACTTCTTACCTTCATTAAGTGGAGAAGAGTATATAGATGTTAGAAAGGTTAAAGAATGTATAGTGCCATCTGTTGACTTTAGCGGAAGAAGAGTTTATGTAGGTCTTGACTTAGCTTTAACAACGGATAACGTTGGAGTAACTATAGCGAGTCTTGACGAAGACGGAGAAACTATCTTGTTGGATAGCTGGGCATTTATACCAAGTAGCAAAGTAGAAGATAAGAGTAGGAAAGAACGGACGAACTACAGAAGACACATTGAACGGGGAAATTGCTTTGCTTGCGGAGATGAAGTAGTAGATTATGGTTTTATAGAGAAGTTTATTTTAGAGCTAGAAGAAGAGCTTGATTGCAGCATTGAAGCTATTGGTTACGATATATTCAACGCTATGAGTACGGTTCAGAAGTTAGAGGAAAATGGATATTTAACTGTAATGGTAAAACAACATAGTAGCGTTCTACATCCTGCTATCAAGTTGGTAGAAGAGAAGATATTAAACAAGGAAATTCAATTTGAAGACAACCCTTTACTTATACAGAACTTCCAAAATGCTCGTGTTGTTTATGATACTAACTTAAATAAATATGTTAATAAGAAAAAAAGTACAGGTAAAATTGATATGCTTGCAGCCGGATTTAGTGCTGTTCATTTATTGATGGAAAATGAAATATTAGGTAATACTTTTGTGAGTGCTGTTTTATAGTCCTAAATAAGACTTAAAACTGTTTAATAATTAAGGGAAGGAGGAGTACAATGGGGATTTTTAGTTGGTTTACTAGAGATAAAGAAGAGGAAGAAAAAGAGAAAGTTACCTTGTTTGAAGAGGTATTCGGTTATGCGAGTGATAAGGTTACTATAGAAGATGCTTTGCAGATACCTATAGTCAACGCTTGTGTGTCTCGTGTGAGTGATGTTATCGCTTCTACTGATTTAAGACTATATAAAAAGACGGATAAAGGTAGAGAAGAAGTAGAAAACGATAATAGAGTTAAAATTCTTAATACTAAAGTGGATAATGGTTTGATTAATAGCTTTGAACTTAAAAAACTAATCGTAAGAGATTATTTTTTGAAAGGTCATTGCTATTTTTATGTTAAAAGAAGCGGTAATAAGGTAGAAGATATTGCTTATTTAGATAATGTATCTATTAGCAGCAATTCAGACCCTTTTAACAAGTTATTCACAATTCATTCTTACGATAAGACACTTAGACCACATGACACTTTAAGGATAACTAGAAACACTAAAGATGGTATGCGAGGAAAGTCTATTATTGATGAAACTGGTTTACATTTCTTACTTATCATTAAAACTATGGAACGTCTATTGACTGATGCCAAACGTGGTTTTCTTCCAAAAGGTATGTTTAAGATGGAAAAGAATATCAGAGATTTAGATGCTGTAAGAGAAGATGTTATCAAGATGTTAAGTGATAAGAATAGTGGTTATATATTCTTAAATAGTGCCATTAGTTACGAGCCTTTAGAGAAAAAGAAAGATGCTGAAAACGAAGCTAAGGCTAACGCTTCTGAACTTAATAAGATTGCAGCGATGTTCGGAGTACCTGTAAGCATCATTAATGGTGGAGCTAATGAAGAAGATAAATTCAATTTTATCAACTTTACTATCTTGCCATTATTAGCGACTATAGAAGCTAGTCTAAACAGAGATTTACTGTTAGAAAGAGAGCAAGGTAAATATTATTTTGCGTTTGACACAAAAGAGTTGCTTAAAGGAAACTTAAAAGAACGTTTTGAAGCATATCAAATAGCAATTAAGAACAATATAATGAGTATGGATGAAGTTCGAGACCTAGAGAATATGCCACGCTTAAATTTTGGTTTCTATAAATTTAATATTGCGGATGCCATGTATTATCGTGATGATGAGAAGGATGTTAATATGCTATTAAACGTCAACACTAATACTGCTATTGATATTAATAGAGTTTTAGACACAACAAATGAAACAGGTATTATGAACTTCAACCCTAATCATAAGGATAGTGTTTTAAACGATGAAGATGTAGAAGACAATGAAGGACAAGAAAAAGATGTAAAAAACAAAGATGATACACTTGATTTAAAAGATGTAAAAGATTTAGGAGGAACATAATGGAACTGGTAATTTTCACGAACACAGGGAAAACTTATAATTTTAATGATGTAGAAAATTTCAAACCAACAACAGATGGATTTAGTTTTGATTATATCGGTAAAGCTACTGGGGTAAAACGATACGCTCAATTTAGTTACACATCTGTTTCCGGTTATGCGATAGCACAACCATAAACACGTCCTAAGCAAGACTATAAAAGGCTAATAACGAGGAAAGGGGGAAGGTCTATGAAAGTAAGGGTATATGATAACAAAGCTATTATAAGTGGTTATGTAAATGTTGCTGAACGTATTTCTAAACGCCTTAAAGAAAATGGTATTGAGTTTTACGAGAAAATAAAAGAAGGAGCGTTTGGAGATGCTGTAAGAAGAAATAACAACATAAAAATACTACTTAATCATGATTATAAGCGAGAGTTAGGAAATACTAATCAGAATTTAACTATTTATGAAGATAGTATAGGTTTATATGCAGAAGCGGAAATAACCGATGAAGAAGTTATAATGAAAGCAAGAAATAATCAATTAAGTGGTTGGAGCTTTGGTTTTGTACCACTAAAAGAAGAAATAAACGAGAACTACGGGAACATTCCTTTGAGAACTGTAGAAAGTTTAAACCTATATGAAGTATCTATCCTGGATAGCGACCATATACCAGCTTATAACTCTATGAGTTTGAATGTAAGAGATGCAGCAAACGAGCCTTTAGAGATTAGGAGCTACGAAAAAATCAATATAGAGGTGGAAGAAGAAAAACCACCAAAAGAAGAGTTACAAAGAGATTTTGATAACTCTATTTTTATTGCCGAAATAGATAAATTTTTAAACGAAAGGAAAAAATAAAATATGACTTTAAAAGAATTAATTGAATTAAGAAATGAAAAAATCGAAAAACTAAAAGAATTTAAAAAAATTGCAGAAACAAGAGCAATTTCAGAAGATGAAACAAAAGAATACGAAGAAGTAACAAGAGAAATTACTTCATTAGACCAACGTATTGAAATTTTAGAAGTAGAAGAACGTGAGTTTGTAAATACAGAAGTAGACAAACTAGATGTATCTCAAGAACTAAGAGAGTTCTTAAAAAACCCTACATTAGATATACGTGCTTTTGGAGCAGGAGCTGGAAACAACTTCAAAGCAGCGGAAGCAGGGGCAATAATTCCTCAAACTTTATCAGATAGAATTATCGAAAAAATCTTAAAAGAAAGTAATATCTTACCTTTATTAACAAGATACGATATTACAGGGGAGTTATTAATTCCTAAATTTGATGCTTCTACACTTACTATTGCTTTCTATGATGAGTTTGCTGATACAGTAGAAAGCAACGCTAAATTCACAAGCATCAAACTTACTACATTCCGTATCTCGGGTCTATTAAGAATTTCAAGAAAACTAATCAACAATGTTAAATTTGACATTGAAGGTTTCTTAATTAATAAAATTGCGGAACAATTCAGATTATTCTTAGAAAAATCTGTAGTTGAAGGAGCAGCAGGTAAATTCGATGCTTTATTCACAGCAGAAGCAGATAACACACTTACATTAGCTAAGAAAGACGAGTACTCTATCAACGATTTAATCGACTTACAAGCTAAATTGCCAACTGTACACCAAGCTGGAGCTGTATTTGTAATGAATAAAGATATGTTAACTATCTTGAGAAAATTACAAGACAAAGAAGGACGTTACTATGTGTTACCAGATGTTACTCGTGGTTTTGGTTTCTCAATTTTAGATACTTCTATCCAAGTAACTGATTTTGCACCAGCTAGACAAGTTTTATACGCTAACCTTAAAGAATATGGTTTAAGTGTAAGTGAAGAAATGAATATCCAAGTGTTAAACGAGTTATATGCTACTCAACACGCTGTAGGTGTCAATATTCATGGACAATTCGGTGGTAAAATTACCGATGAACAAGCGTTCGCTTTATTAAAAAATAAAGGATAGGAGTTGAAATAATTGGCTGAAATTTCTGTAGAAGACGTAAAAGATTATTTAAGAGTCCTTGATAATTCAGAAGACAGTCAGTTAAAACTACTGCTAGATAGTGCTGTTGAGTATATGGTAAGTCACACAGGATTGAAAGAAGATGTAGTGAGAAATAAGAGTGATATTAAAACAGCACTTCTTATACTAGTAAATGATTTTTACTGGAATAGAGATTATCAAACCGGAAATAAATATAATAATAAATTAGTCGACAATATTATAGAGAATAATAGAACTAATTTTATAGGATAGGAGGTACTTATGGTTATAACTATTGGAATGTTTAACAAGAAGGTATCTTTTATTCGACATGGAGTTAAAGTAAACAGTTTTGGTGGGCGAAGTGGAAAGACAGAAGAAGAACTTTTCACTTGTTACGCTTATCTTAGTAATTTAAGAAATAGTGAGTTTTGGGAGAGTAGACATGGTAGTGATAAGAGTAAACTGCGTATAAGAATAAGATTTACACCAAAAGCATTAAAACTTAATACTAAAGACTGTTTTGTGAAAATAGATGATAAAACGTGGAACATTCTGTCAATAGAGAATGTTTTAAATAGAAACAAAGAATTTTTAATGTATTTGGAGTATAGAGATGAGTAACATAATTTCTATTGGTATATCTGACTTTGGTTTACAAGAATATCTTGAGACTTATCCTATAAAAGCAAGAATAGTAGCAGATAAAGCAGCATTAAAAGCAGCTAAGGAAGGAAGAAGTCTATTGTTAGTTACTTCTCCTGTAAAAAGCGGTAGATATAGTAAGGGTTGGAGTGTTAGGAACAAGTCAACTGTTGCTGGAGGGATAGAGTATGTTATCCACAATAAAAATAGTCCGCACTCTGTTCACTTGCTAGAAGATGGACACGAGATGTTTATTAATGGTAAATATACAGGTAAACGTGTAGCAGGTATCCCACACTTTGAAAAAGCTAAAGAAAAGGCAGGAGATTTATTTGAACAATATCTTGACGAAGGTTTACGAAGCCTTAACTAGTGTAGGTATTCCTGTTGCTTATTTTAACTTTGATAAAACAGAGAAAATTCAAGCACCTTTTATTATTTTTAGGAGTACCAAACAGATAGTTAGTGCTGATAGTGATATATATTGCTATCGGCACGAGTTCAATATCGAGCTATATTATCATGGCGGAGATATAGAACTAGTAGAAAAATTTAGAGAAGCGTTGTACGGGATAAAAAAAGTAGTTAACTACGAACAAAGTCCTTTGGATGGAGTTGTTTTATTGCGTGCAACGTTTGATTTATTGGAAGAAAAAGAAAATTAAAAACAAAGGAGAAATATAAATGAGTAACAAATATTTATTTAACTTAAAAAAAGTACACTATGCACCTGTAACAGTAGGAGAAGATGGAACTTTATCATTTGGAGCTGTTACACGATTAATGGGAACTACAGAGCTAACTATGGAACTAGAACAAAGTTCAGATAAACACTTTTCAGAAGGTTTAGTTTACTTTGTAACTACTTCATCAGCAGGGTACAAAGGAGAACTTAGTATCTATAACGTTGATGAAAAATTTGAAAAAGAAGTATTAGGTATGAAAGAAGATACTAAAAAAGTACAATACGAAGATATGTACGCACAACCTAAAGAAATTGCTTTGCTATTTGAAGTAGATGGTAATGAAAAAGCAGAAAGACATTGCTTACTGCGTGTAAAAGTATCGAAACCAAAATATGAATACAAAACAACTACAGATAAAGTAGATGTACCTGTATTAAAACTTTCTTACGAAGGTTTAACTAACGAAAAAGGTATCGGAAGAATTAAAACATCTAAAGACACAGACGAACAAGTTTATAACAAGTGGTTTGATAGTGTTTATACACTTGCAACAGCCTAATTAAAAAAATATTTTAACTATCAAGGAGAAAAAACATGAAATTAAAAATCGGTAAAAAAACTTATAAAACTAAAACTTTAACAGCAGACTTTCCTATTAAATTTTATAAAGAGACTGGATTAGATATTTTCAGTATTGAAGATGCAAATAAAAGTTTTATAGAATTATATGAAATCTCTTTACACCTAGCTTTTGCTTTAGCAGGAGAAGGGAAAAGTTTAGAGGATTTTTCAAACGAGTTTACCCCTGCTGATTTAGTAAATGCTTTTGGAGACATATTCGCTTGCTACATGGAAACAACTTCTCCTAAAGTAGAGAGCGAAGTCGAAAAAAAGTAACCACAAGAAAGATGACTACCCCACTATATTTGCTTAGATGCAAACAAGTGGGGTTTTCTTATGAAGATATGAAAGTAATTCCTATGGATGTAGTACAAGGAACTTTTGTAGAGCAAGGAAACGATAGTTATGATTATCCGTTGAAAGCTACTCAAGATGTAATTGATAGATTATAGGAAAAAGAAATTTTATAGGAAAGGAGGATGAATAATGGCTTTAGAAGAAAGAGGAAGACGGATAACGCTTAAAGCGGATATTTCGCAATTAAAATCAGCTTTCAATAAGGTTAATGCTATTGCTCGTCAAAGTGCTACAGAACTAAGAAAAATAGGAAATGCACTAAGGTTTGACCCACATAATATAGCTTTGTTAACTCGACACCAAAAAGAACTTAACAGACTTATAGCTCAAAACCATAAAAAGATAGGTAATCTAAAAAAACAAATAGCGGCACACACAGAGTCGGGAGATGTAGAAGCTGTTAGAAAACTTACAAATAAGTTAGAGATAGCCCGTTCTGAAAACAACAGATTTAAAGCTAGTTTAAAAGAAACTAATAAAACACTTGCTAACTTAGGTAACGTGCAAGCACTAGCGAAGCTAGAAAGCGAACTTAAACAAAGTAAAGCAAATGTTGAAAGTTTGAATAAAGCATTAAAGTTAGATGCAGGAAACATTAGTGCTGCTGCTACTAAATTTAGAGAACTTAAATCTCAACTAGATAACTTAGATAGACAAGCTCTTATCCTTATTCAAGACTTGAAGAAAATTGATATTAAAACAAACCCTCAAGGCTTTAATAAGATAAAGTCTAAACTAGAAGAAACTAGAGCAGAAGCTAAACATACAAGAGAAGAACTTAAAAAGTTAGGCGACGCTAAATTTAGTCCAGCTTTAGTGCAAATAGAAAAATTAGACCAAGAACTTAAAAAAAGTAGAGAAACTAGCAAGAGTTTAAAACGAGAGTTAGAGTTTAAACCTAGAGACAGTCTTTTAAAATCTTTAAAGTTAGAAGAAGCAAGAAATGAACTAACAAAAACTAGAGAAAAGATTAAGTTGCTTAAAAGTGAGTTAAGCAGGGTAAAAACAACAGATAACCGAGAAGAGTTTACTAAGTTAAATCTTAAAATTGCTGAAAGCCAAAGACATACTAAAGAACTTATTAGAAGTTTTAATATTCTTAATGCAGCTAAATTAAATGGTGCAAGAGGAGCGTTGACTAGTTTTGGACATAGCTTACAACAAAATGCTAAGGCTATGCGAGATGCTGGAAGAAACTTTACATTAGGTTATACATTACCTGTTACTTATGGAATGGGTAGAGTTCTAAACGAGTTCAGACAAACTGACGATGGTTTAAGACGAGTTGCCGCTGCTGCTTCTGATGGTGTAAAGGAAAAATTCTCATCTTCTTTTAGAGAAGTAGAAGCAAGTGCGAGAGAGTCTTCAAAAGGTACTGTATACAGCGTAAAACAAGTTGCTAGTGGTATGGAAGAGCTTATAAAAGCTAACTGGAAAGCAGCAGATGCTCAAAGAGAAGTTATTAACGTTATGAATTTGGCTAAAGTAGAAGGTATGGATTTAGCACAAGCAACTGAAATAGTTGCGGATGGATTAGCTTCATTTGGCTTAAAAGCGAGTGAAACAGCACGCTTTACAGACGTGTTAACAATGGCTTCTATTAAATCTACTACCGATATTACAAAAATGGGAGAAACATTGAAATATGTAGCTCCTGTAGCGGGTACATTAGGTTATACGATAGAAGATACAGCTACCGCTATTTCTATAATGGCTAACAATGGTATTAAGGCTTCTGTAGCAGGTACTTCATTAAGAGCAGGGCTTACAAACCTAGTAAAACCTTCTAAGCAAGCGAGAGCTGCTTTAGCGGAAATAGGTTTTAGTATGACAGATGCCAATGGTAAAACAAAACCTTTAATTCAAGTTATATCTGAACTTAGAGAAAAAACTCAAGGTATGACGGAAGCTCAAAAAGCTCACTTTGCAGCATCGGTATTCGGGAAAACTGCAATGAGTGGTTGGATGGCTATTTTAAACGCTTCTGATACATCGGTAAAAGAGCTAACTAATTCTATCAAGAACTCTAAAGGTGCTACTAAAGAAATGGCAGACCAACTTACAAGCGGAGTAGGTGGAGCATTTGATAGATTTAAAGCTAGTGTAAGTAATACTTCTTACGAGGTAGGAAAATCTCTTGCTCCAGCTCTTAAATCAGTTATTGACGGAGCTACTAAGATGGTAACTTCATTAGGTAATGCGAGTGATGGTACGAAGATTTTTGTTACTTCTTTAGTCGGTATAACAGCGGCGATACCACCTTTAACATGGGCGATTGGTGGAGCTATTACACAATTCCAAAGATTTGCAACATTCTTAAAACTAGCGTTCGCTACACCAATAGGGTTAGCAATTAGTGGAACTATAGCTTTAACAGTTGCTTTACAAAGATACTTTAGCTCTACTGATGAAGCGGCGAAAGCAAAAGATAAAATCAAAGAAGCTAACGAAGGTATAGCAAATAGTTTTGAAAAAATTGCTGCTGGGGTTAGAACTGCCGAAAAAGAAATATCTGAAAGTCAAGGATATTTTGAAACTCTTTACGGGTCAAGTGATAAAGCGGCTCAACGCATGAAGGAAATACCGGAAGAAATTCAAGATATACAAGCTAAAATAAGTGATATTTTAAGAAAGTATTCGGATGATAGAGAAAATATCAGTCAAGAAGATTTACAACGTTTGAAAGATTATAATAACAAGCGTGCTGAATTGTATAAAGAACAAACACAAATAGTTAACCAAAGATTAGGAGACTTAAATACTGCGGTTAAAGAGTTTGTTAAGAATGATAGTTTAACAGATGAGCAATATCTTGCTACGAAGAATAAACTTACTAAAGATTTAAACTCAACTTACGAAGAAGCACAAAAAAATGCTAGTGATTATTATGTTAGAATGTTGGCGGAGAATGCTAAACTTCCGCCGGAGTTAAGAAAATCTAACGAAGAAATCAATCGTGAATATCAAAAAATGTTAACTGATGCCAAAACTAGCTACGATGAAAGTGTGCAAGCATTAGAACGAAGAAATTTACAACAAAGTAAATTGATGGATGAGTTCTTTAGAAAAACTGCTGAAGTCAACAATAAGATACAAAGTAGCGAAAAGCGACATCAAGAAGAATTAGAAAAAATTCGTGAAGCTGGAGTGCAAGATGCTCAAGGTGCTGCTTTAGCTATGGAGCAAGAAAACGAACGATACTATAAAGAACAGCAAAAACACAAGGAAGAGTTAAAAGCTGTTTTTGAAAATATGAACCAAGATGAAATAGGTCGTTGGGCAAACAGTATAAAAACCGCTAAAGAAAAAGGTAGAGAGCTTACAGCGGAAGAAAAAGCAACAGTAAAAGCTATGATTGAAGCCTATGATGGCATGGATACTCAAATGCAAGAAAAGGTAAAGAAAGCACTTGAAGCTGTAGGTTTTAGCATAGATGATATGAAAACTATATTAGGTGGTAAATCAAACGAAAGTGCTTTTGAAATGATGCGACAACTTCAAAGTGGTATTAATGGTGGTAAACCGGGAGTGAAAACTGAAATAGATACAGTAGCACAACAGTTAATTGATACCATAGGTGGTGTGAATTTATTCCCTAGCGGTGTGAGTATTATGAATGCGTTAGGAAAAGGGGTAAATAACGGGAAACCGAGTGTTGATACAAGTATAGCTGATACTACAAAAGGAATTGTTGATAAAGTTATAAATACTGACTTAGCTCCTGCTGGACGTGAAAAATCTGAACAGTTAGGACGTGGTATTAAATCAGCAGACAGAAATGTTTGGGATGCAGCACAACAAACAGCGAACTATGGGAAAGATGGAGCTGGAAGTGTTGGTTTTGCTGGTGTAGGTGCAGCGATGACTATAGGTATGGCAAATGGTGCAAATAGTCAAAGTAACACATTATTCAGTACATTAAGAAATCTAGCAAGTCAAGCATGGCAAGCCGCAAAAGCAGCGTTAGGTATCAACTCTCCGTCTCGTGTATTCAAACGTGAAGTCGGGCATTGGATAGCTCCGGGTATTGCTGAAGGGGTTGTAGGTAATGCAGATACATTATTTAGAAGTATTAAAGGCACTATGACTAAAGGGGTTAAAGTTGCTAAAGACTTTAATTTCTCTGATAAATTAGGTAGTATTGCTAATTTTTCTTCTGTTAATGATTATGCTATTCAACATACAGTATCACAAAACAACATTGTAGTAGAAACTTTAAATACTCTAATAAGTAAAATAAATGATTTAGAATTACGTTCTGACATTTACCTTGACGGAGATAAAGTTGGTAATGCTACATATAAAAGACATGAGGTTATAGATAGGAGGTTAGGTTTAGTATGATAATTTGGAAAAACGAGACACTTCTGTTGAATACCAAAGATTATAAACTTAACTTTGGTATCTTAAATTTTGATGATTATAGAAGTGCTACTGAAAAGATAATTAAGAGTGAAAGTTTTAGTTTTAATGATAGTTATACATATAGACCTAATACTTATCAAGGGTATAATACCACGATAGAAATTCTTATAAGAGATAGTAAACGAAAACAATTTCTTAGAGCTTTAAGAGAAGGTAATAGATTATCTCTTCCGAAAGAAGAGAACGTATATCGTGAGTATTATATTGATGGCGAGGTTAAGACTACTTATTATTCAGAAGGGTATTCTAAACTCGCTATTCCCGTATATTTTAATGCTTTTAAATACAGCACTTCTAAGAAGGTATTTACTTTTCAAAAAGGTTTAATTAATACTATATACAACGAAGGAGATGTTTATGCAGAGCCTGTATATACTATAAGAGGAAACGGAAACCTTATATTTTCCGTTAATGGCACAGTTCATACTTTAAGAAATGCACAAGGTGGATATATAGTTAATTGTAAAAATAAAGAACAAAATATCACAGATTTAAGTGGAATTTCTAAAAATGTTACAAGTGAATATAATGGAAATTTTCCTACGCTAGAAGATGGGGCTAATAGAATACAACTTATTAGCGGAGATAGTCTTGAAATGAAAGTTAATTGGAGGTGGATAGATTGATAATTAGATTAGATACTGAAAAAAGTTTAGTTACAGCTTGGGAAGTTAGGCTTATCAAAACTAGTGATTATCAAGATACTCTTACCTTTAAATTACCTATAGACGAAAAAATAAGTATTGATGAACTTATAGGAGTTAGAACTAAGGTATTTAAACAGAATTATAGGGTTAAAGAGATAATAGTTAAAGACAGATTTAAAGATGTGTTTTGTGAACACGTCTTTTTTGATTGTAAAAATATAGTTATCCCTTTTGTAGATGAAGCAGATAGAAGCGGAGAGTCTTTTAATGATTTTTCAAGATATAACGATTTAAGAAGTATTTGCGGACACCTAAATAGGATAATCAGAACTAAAGGAGATAACGAGTTCGCCTTTACTTGTGATTTTAATAAGAGTGGTATTGTTGAGTGTGATGATACCACTTTATACGATTTAATATTTGGAGAAAAAGGTATTTTAAAAACTTTTGATTGTGAGTTGGTTTATGATAATTTCAAAGTTAAACTTGTTGAAAATAGACCTAGTAAAAATACGGAAATTCTTTTCCATGAGAACAAGAATATCACAGAGTTACAAGAAACAACGGATTTTAAAAATATTGTTACTAAGTTACATATCACTTGTAAATATTCTCCGGATAATTCAGAAGAAGGTAAAGCAGAGCGAGAAAGACTTAAAGCTGAAAAAAGAAAAGAATTGTTTGAAGCTAGTCAACGAAGAATACAAGAACGTGAACAAAGGCAAGCAGAAGAACGAGAAAGAAAAAGACAGCAAAGAGAAAGAGAATATCAAGAAAGTAGAAATAGACCTAGAAGAACTCAAGATGAAATACACGCTGAACATTTGAGAAAGCAGCAAGAAAACGAAGCTAGAATAAGAGCTAATAATGAAGCTAGAAGATTAGAAAGAGAGCGTAAGTTTAAAGAGCGTGAACAACAAAGGGTAAATAAGAAACAAAATAAAGAGGAATTAATCTTTAGAACAGTATTTACTAGCCCTTTGATAAGTGAGTACGCAAGACCTTATGAAGCTAGTCTTAATTTCAGTAGTAGTGAAGTAAATAGCGAAGAAACGTTAATAGCTTGGTGCAATGCTAATTTATTTACAGAAGAAGACCCTAGAGATTTACCTGTTAAGAATTTTAGTTTTAAACCTGTAACTGATAATTACGATATAGATATTAATGATAAAGCGATGGTTGTTTTTACATCTATCAATACTAATAAGATTGTTAATTGTTGCAAACTTGAGTATGATGCTTTGCATGATAAATACATCTCTGTAGAGTTTGGAGTTCTAAATAGAAGTCCTATCAAAAGTGCTATAGGTAGCTTAAATTCTAAAATATCAGATGCTAATGCTAACATTGAAAGAAAATACGGCATATTAGACAGTAATTTTGAAATTTACGTCCAAAAAGAGTTAGAAGCATACGATGAACTTTATCGCCTTGAAACCGAAGAATTTAGAGATGAGTTTAATACTGGTCTCGAAGAAGCGGAAATAAAAGCTGAACAGTATGCAGGAGAAGTCGCTACAAGTATAGACAACAATATAAACACTTTCAAAACAGAAGTCAACTCAACTATAAAAGAGTTTAACAGCAAATTATCCAGCTTTGATGGTGGTAATTTAGATGAGCTTAGAAAGAAAATTGAAGAGACTAAACAAATAGCTGAAACTACAGTTAAAATGGTAGGAACTGATGATAGTATTACTTACAACAAAAATAGATTGGAAGGTGCTACCGAACGAGAAATACCATTAGGAACAGCGTATATAGAACTATCTCATAATGGAGATGGTTTTGAAGTAGGAAAAGAATATACTATAAGTTGGGAAGCGGAGTGTAGAACACATGATTTTACTGATGTAAAAGTAGTGTTCAACAAACCTTTACCTTTTGTTGCAAGACTAAGTTTAGTATCTAAAAACAATCTATATCCTAGAGTAGATAAAGTGCTAGAAAAAGGAACAAAAGAAGTGGACTTACTTCACATCTATAGTTCTACTTATAGCAACTTATTACTTAGCGATTGGCTGGAGATGGTATATACAACAGTAGAAATATCTAATAAAAATGTTTTGAATATCAATATAACTTTTAAAAAGATAGCAGATGCTAATGACCGTCCAGAGTTTACAGAAGACTGGATGAAAGAATGGCAAGGGGAGTGGAACGAACAACCACAATATATATTAGATGGAGGTATTAACTAGATGTCAATAGAAAAAATACCATTAAGAGTACAACACAAAAGAATGACAGCTAACGAGTGGCGAAGTAGCTCTCTTATCCTCCTAGATGGAGAAATAGGTGTAGAGAGCGATACAGGATATTTAAAAGTTGGTAATGGTAGAAGTAGATTTAGTGAGTTGCAATATTTAACAGGACCTAGAGGAGCTACTGGAGAGCGTGGTTTAACTGGACCACAAGGACCTGCAGGAAGAGATGGACAAGTTACTTTTGCAGCTTTAACTCAACAACAAAAAAACGAACTCAAAGGAGAACGGGGAGAGCGAGGACAACAAGGGGAACGTGGTTTACCCGGACAACCCGGAAGAGACGGAACAAACGGAACACCGGGAACTAACGGGCGAGATGGAGTAAGTAGTTACACTCATATTAAATATTCTAATAATTCTAATGGATATGGAATGAGTGATGATGCTAATTCTCTATACATTGGTATATATACGGGAACAAGTTCAACACCTCCAAACAGTTACACTTCTTATAAATGGTCGAAATTCAGAGGTGCTGACGGATTGCAAGGGTTACAAGGAACACCCGGAAGAGCCGGTGTAGATGGAAAACCCGGACAAAATATTATCAACCAACAAAACAATCAACCTATGAAATATTGGGCTGGCACAGAAGCTCAATATAACGCTATTTCCAATAAAGACTCTAATACTATATACGATATATTCAAGTAGGTGCTACTATGGAAAGATTGAAAATAATAGTAGGTGGTAAAGAAATAGCAAAAAGATATGTAGGAGATAGGTTAGTTTGGGAAGGTATTACTTTAATATTAAGGTTAAATTATGCAACTGTTCTAAAAAGAAGAGGAGAAGTGATGTTAATAACATTATATGGCGGTCAAATTAATACCGATAATGTTACTAAAATTGTTTTAGATGATATAGTTTTAACTGAATTTAACTCATTAAAATCGGAACGTTCTAATTTTAAATTTAAGCTATCAGATGGAGAAATGGCAAAATTAAAAGAGGGAAGAATTAATAATGTTGAGTTTTGGGGAAGGGGGTAGTGTATGGATATAGAAATTCAAAATAAAAAAAATGAAACACTTTTTAAAAATGGTAAATATCAATTTACATTTATCCCTAAACTTCCTACAGAGAAAATCAAAATACATCACATGGGATGTGTTGGAGATACTAGATTAAATCACATTCAATTAGAACAAGGAACAGAAGTTACTTCTTTCGTTGCACCGGACAAAAAGGTTAATTCACTAAGCGGGATATTTAAACAATTAAGAGATTTAGATATTCAGATGAGAGACCAAAACAGCGAGCTTTGGGGTAAAATTAAACTTAATAATAGTGGAGCTATTTTAGATTTTTATAAAGAAAATATCAAAACAGAAATTACTACGTTAGCTGGTAAGGTTAATTTAGCAATTAGTGAACTTGATAATAAAGTCTTAAAAAAAACAGATGTTTCTGTTACCTCTAATGGGATAACATTAGGAAGTGGAAAAACGATTGATGGACGAACTATTGCTAGTATTATGAAGGTGCAACCAGATAGCATTGACTTAATAAGTCCACTTATTAGAGTAACAGGTAATATGGTTGTAGATGGAACGCTTGAAGGTAGAAAAATCAAAGCTAACACTTTAGAAACTGGACATCACAAAGCTGGAAGCATTACAACTGAAATACTTGCAGCTAATGCGGTTAAAGCAAAAAATTTAGATGTTGATAATGCTATGATTACTAAATTTTTGGCTAATAGTGCTTTTATTACAGAATTGTTTGCTAAAAGAGCATTTATTAATCAATTACAAACAGTTAAGGTAACTTCTACTCAGATAGATACAGAAACTCTTAGAGGTAAGACTATAATAGGTGCTGAAATTACTGGACAAAGCAGAATTACATTAGGTGAGTACGGATATATGCAACCTACACAAAGTGGAGGACTTCAAATTAATTCTCCTCACAACTATACAAGTAAAGACGGTATAGGTATTCAAATAGTAGGAGGAAATGATAGAGGTAAAGATGTACCTTATGGAATGTTTATTTATCAAGATAGTGATTTCACAGTTGGAGGCTATACCCCTGTAGATACAGACGCGTACCTTTTAACAGTTAAAGGTTATATCAACACAAAAGGAGTTAACAACTTAAAATTCGTTAACTACTCAGATGGTAGTACATCTATAGGAGTTTGGAATAGAAATGTAGCTTTGCTATTTGATAGTTCTGCAAATGATATATTTTATACTTATGCCAACACTAAATATAGTCTTTGGGAGATAATAAAAGCTCACTTTAATACTACTTCTGATATTAGGTTGAAAACTGATATTGTTAATTCAGAAGCTAATGCTCTTGCTAAATTAAAATTATTTTCATTCAAGAGTTTCGACTGGGAAGAAAGAGAAAATTTTGGAATTAAACCTCATACAGAAATAGGATTGATTGCTCAAGATGTGGAAAAGATAGATAAGAATTTTGTGAAGATGGTCGGCGAGTATATGACGTTAGACCATTTTAATTTGTTAACTTTTAATCTGAAAGCTACTCAAGAACTATATTATCGTGATTTAGAAAAAGATAAAAAAATAATCAAGTTAGAAAAAAGAATTAAACAGATGGAGGAAAAATTATATGCAGCATAACGAGGTGCAACCAATACATTTAATAGCTCAAGAATTAAGCGAGAAAACAGTTGAACTTGCTCATTACAAAGTAGCTTATCAACAACTTAATGAAGAAGCGGAAGAACTGAAAGGGTTAAAAGAATTAATTGACTCTAACCAAGAGCTAAAAGAACTTGTAGAGGAGATAAAGTCTAAGGAGGATAAATAATGGCATTAGAACTTATTGACAGAACAGCAATACCGGAAGCTGGTGGATATAAAAGTGTATCTGTTAACTTTTCATTGAGAAAAGGTAGTGTATTTTTAACTGGTGGAGCTGATTTACCAGGTAAATACGCTACAGTATCAGATAATGAAATATTAGAGGAAATAAAACGTCAATTAGCAATTCAAATGTACGAAGGCGACTCTACACCGGCATTAATCACAGAGTATGCTAATTTAACTCGTCAAATGATTGTTTTGGGAAATGGTAATGTAGAACATAAAGCGAGGGAAAAAGCATTACATAAATTAGTTAACAAGGTTAACAAAGGTAATGATAAATTGCTTATGACCCTGCTACTAGATGTTTTAGATGCTAAAACTATCAACGATAATAGAGATATTATAATTGATAGTTTTGACTCTTACGAAGTAGGGATTGATTATTCTGTAGGAGATAAATTCAAATATGATAATCGACTATTTGAAGTATTAGAAGAACATACATCAGTCGAGGTATGGAAACCTACAGAAGAGCCTACTAAGTACAAAGAAATAATTTTAACGAGGGAGGAAACAGATAAAAAAGAAGATTTAGAAGATGAAGCAGGACGTTATATCACAAAAGCGCAATTAAATGATGCAATGGCAGGAGTATTTCAAGCGGTTATGAAAGCTGTAGAAGAAATGTTTGAGGAAGAAGAAGGAGGAGAAGAAAATGGAAATTCTGAACACACTAGCGATGGGGTATCACACAGCGAAGGGGGTATTGAGAGTAATGAGACCAAGTAGATTAAGATTTAAACCTACTGATTTTTTAGTTAGACTTCATGTAAAAAGAATAATCGGCGGTGGACGTACGATTGAAGACGTACCTAATATTGGTAATCTTAGAGAAGTAGTGCAGCAAGAAGTCAATAGAATTTTAAAAGAAGCGGAAGAGAAAAAAGGGCAAGAATAATCTTGCTCTTTTAAATTTATAAAGGAAGTGAGGATAATGAATTTGTTTGAGTGGTTAAGACAGTTTATAGAAACGGAAGATGGGAAGATACTATTTATATTAACAATGATAGTATCCGCAATGATTATTGATTTTCTAACAGGAACGATAGCAGCAAAAGTCAACTCTAATATTACCTTTAACTCGAAAGCTGGAATTAATGGTATTTTGAGGAAATTGGCTAGTATTTCAATTATGGTATTTTTCATTCCGTTATCAGTATTAATACCTGCAGGAGCGGGAGTAGCATTAGTATATACCCTGTATATCGGATATTTAGTAATGGAGTTGAAAAGTATTGCTGAAAACTTAGGTAAAATGGGAGTGGACATAGAAACATTGAAAGATATTATAGATTTACTAAATAAAAATAAGGGAGGTAAATAACATGACAGAGTTACAACAATTTATAAGTCCAGCGGTAGTTGGGATATGTTGGTTAATAGGAAACACGCTAAAATCAAGCGTACCTAAGTTACCTAACAATTACATTCCGTTAGCGTTAGGATTGATAGGTGCTATTTTAATGACGATATTAAATGGTTTTAGTGGGTTAAATTTAATAATTGGTATAGTTAGTGGACTTAGTGCTACTGGAGTACATCAAGTTTATAAAGGTTTCTCGAAAGAGGAAGGGAAACCTAAAAACGATAACGAACAACGTTATCCAGGAGGTAATTAATTATGGCAACGCAATTAGAAATGGTTAATTGGGCGAAGGCTCAAGAAAATAAATGGATTGATGTTGATGGCGCTTATGGTGCTCAATGTGTTGATTTAGCAATGAAATATTGTCAAGTGTTCGGAGGAATGACTCCGCATGGTAATGCTATTGACTACTTATCAAACGCTATTCCAAGTGGTTGGAAGCACTATTCAAGTGGAGAAATTCAACCCGGAGACCTTGCTATTTGGAAGTGGGGAAGTTGGGATATATACGGACATATCGGTATTGTAATATCTGTTAACGGTCGATATGTTACTTCTGTAGAACAAAATGTAGATGGTGCTGCAGTCGGAGTAGGTGGATATGCTAGAATTAGAACTCGTGATGATAGTTGTTTGGTTGGTTTTATCCGTCCAGCTTATTCAGAGAATGGTTGGGTTAAAAACGATACAGGCTGGTGGTACGATTTAGGAAATGGAGACTACTATAAAGATTGTTGGAAATTAATCAATGGCTCATGGTTTAAATTCAATTCTAATGGATATATTTTAGAAAACCAATGGTATCATGAAGAAGATACAGACCGTTGGTATTGGTTAGATACTGGTGGATATATGGCTTCAAAAGCGTGGAGATATATCAATAATAAGTGGTATTATTTCCACGAAAATGGAGAAATGGCGACAGGTTGGATAGAATATCAAGGTAGATGGTATTACCTAAATCACGATAATGGAGATATGGTTTCAGAAGAGTATCGTAAAATCGGCGATTACTGGTATTTGTTTAACAAAGATGGAGAAATGCAAACCAACAAAAAAATGGAAATAAAAGAAGATGGAACTATCAGGATGATAGATTAAAATAACTTAATAAAGACGCTATTACACACCCCCTTTAATTAGGGGGTATTTTTTGTTGACAAAATTAAAAATTAACAGTATTATGAATTTAGCATAAATACGGTATTTTATTATTTGAGAGAATGTAAATTTTGAATCTAACTCATTCGAGTTCAAATAATGATTTATCTATTATTGTCTTATGGTTGAGCTAGTGTTGGCTCTTTTACCTCTCTATGAAAGTCGAGAGGTATTTTTTTGTTTTTTGAGGACAAATTACAAAATTCAAAAATAAAAAGAGAGACCTAAAAATCCCTCTTTTTAAAACTCTATTCGCTCTAATTTATTAATTAAATCCTTTTTCAATGATGAACTGATGTGAGAATATAAAGATAATGTAGTAGAAATAAAAGAATGACCTAGTCTTTCAGATATTACTTTGATAGGAATATCTAACTCTAATAGCAATACAGCGTGAGTGTGTCTAAGCATGTGAGAATTTATCCCTAATTTTCTAAATTCATATTCTATTACTTGCACCGGTCTATGAAATATGTATTTTTCGTCATTTTTCCTTTTTAATAGAATATTTAACACAGTATCATTAATTTCTATAGTTCTAAAACTATTAACAGTTTTAGGAGTAGTAATTTCTCCATTTCTTTGTCTTGTTTTATTAATGGAAATAGTTTTGTTTTCGATGTCAATATCTTCATAAGTTAAAGCTCTAATTTCCCCAATTCTAAGTCCTGTTAAAATCTGTACTGTTGCATAATCTCTAACATATTCACTTTTTATAGAGTGTAATAATTCACTTATTTTCTTTGGTTCTATAAACTTTTTTTTATACTTTTCCTCAAGTAAATCTTGAATGTTAGGTTTGTATTCAATAATTAAGTTAAAATCCGGAATGTAATATTTTTTTACGAATTTAAAAAACATATTGAATGTGAAAACTATGTTTTTTAAATGGTTATGTTTATATTTGCTTCTTAATGAGTAAATTTGTTTTTCGATATCATATTTTTTTAACGATAAAATATCAGCGTTTTTATCTAATTTATCTAAAGCATATTTATAAGCTCTACAAGTGTTACAAGATACAGAATGTGCTTTTAATTCTAAAAATTTACCTATATAAAACTCTACTTTGTATATTTGTGTTTTTCCCATTTATATTCATTCCTTTCTTGGTGTCACTCTTACACATGCATAGAGATGCTTATTGTACTATTTATAATTGCAATTTTGTTAATATTAATAATACCTAATATTACTAAGAATATTGACA